AACGATGCACGGATCATTCGCCGAGTCATCAAACGGCAGGAATCCGTGACCCGCAAAGACATCGCCGACTGGAAGCGTGCCCGCCTGCAGGCGACGAGTACCTACGAACCGAAGCAGGTGTTGCTGCAACGGCTTTTCTCGGAGGTGATCGACGACGCGTTGATGACCTCGCAGGTGTCGGTTCTCCGCATCGGCAAAAGCCAGGGCGCGGAGTTCGAGCTGAAGATGAACGGCCGCAAGGACGAGGCCGAGACGCAGAAGTTCAAGGATTCGGGCCTGTATGAGGACCTCGTCGAGCTGATCGTCGAAGCGCAGTTTTTCAACCATTCGCTCATCGAGTTCGACTATGATCCAGCCGGAACGGTCGTGGCCGACCTCGTGCCGCGTGAGAACGTGTCGCCCGAAGTCGGGAAATTCTATCCCGACGCCGAAGGTTCGGAGACGGTGGATTATCGGCTCCTGCCGGAGTTCGGCCACTGGCTCGTCGAGATCTACCCGCGCAAGCGCGACCTCGGGCTGCTCAACAAGGCCGTGCCGTATGTGTTGATCAAGAAGTTCGCCCTCTCCTGCTGGAGCGAGTTATGCGAAATATTCGGCATACCCCCGCGCGTCATGAAGACGAACACCACTGACGACGAAATGCTGGAACGGGCCGAAACGATGATGCGCGAGATCGGATCGGCGGCCTACTTCATCATCGACACGACGGAAGATTTCGAGTTCGCGCAGGGCGTCGCCACAAACGGCGACGTCTATAAGAACCTCATTTCGACCTGCGACCAGCAGCTCTCGCTGCTCAACCTGGCGGCCGTGCTCGGTCAGGACACCGAGAACGGCAACCGTTCGAAAGAGGAGAGCAGCGCCAAGCTCATGGAGGCCGTCGTGAAGGCCGACAAGCGGCTGATCGAGTCCTCCTTCAACCGGAAGATTCTCCCGGCATTGGCCGCCATCGGCTTCCTCAAACCGGGCCTGCGGCTGGAGATCACCAAGGAGGTGGACCTGGAGAAACTCTGGAAGATGACTTACGAGGCGTCCCAGAATTATGACGTCGATCCGGAGTGGATTCGGGACACGTTCGGAATCGCCGTGATCGGCAAGAAGCAGCAGGGGCTCCTGCCGCCCGGCGGCGACGGGGAGCGGCAGGACGGGGAAGGTAAGGAAGACGGTGCGGACGGACACGCTTTTTTCGCGGAGGCCCCGCAGGACGGGGCATCCGATGGAGAATCCCTCACGCCGCGGGACGAGGCGCTCGTCGGGCGCGTGGCGGCCGGGAAGTCTGACTACTGGGACGCCGAGCTGTTCGAATACATCGCCTCCGACCTTTTGAAGGCCGTTCGAACCGTATTCGCACACACCTCGGGAGCGGTCGAGGCGGCCGTCGAATACGACGTGCCGGACGACGTATATACGGCAGCCCTCGAACAGAACCTGTTCCACTTCTCTGCGGCCAAGACGCTCGCCGAGGTGCAGGAGCTGAACCAGGCGTTCCGTGAAAGCAAGAACTATAACGAGTTCAAAGCCCGGGCCGCGGAGATCACGCGCACGTTCAACGACCGATGGCAGCGCACGGAGTACCGCACGGCCGTACAGGTCGCCGAGGCGGCGAGTAACTACCGACAGCTCCGGCGGCGGGCCGATATTTTCCCCTACTGGGTCTATCGTACCGCAGGCGACGGCCAGGTGCGACCGTCCCATGCCGCGCTGGACGGGCTGACGCTCCCGGCGTCCGATCCGGCATGGCGGAAGATCTTCCCGCCGAACGACTGGAACTGCCGCTGCCGGGTGGAGGCGATCATGGCCGACGAGTTCGAAGGGGATTTCGGCGAGGAGCAGAAGAAGATGCAGGCGTTTCTGAAGAGCCCCGAATGGAAGCGGACGACGGCTCAGGGCTGGGGCGTGAACCGGGCCGAGACAGCCGAGATCTTCACGGCGAATCAAATGTACATCCGAAAGTTTCCCGACCGGGCGGCCTCGCTTCTCGGCAAACTCCATTGCCAGCATTACGGGCTGCCGTCGTTCGGAAAGCGGCTGGCGGCCGCGACGCGGGAGTTCGTCCCGTTCACGGGCGATCCTGCGGGATGGTTCGCCCAAAACGGCCGTTTTACGGACTTCTCCGGCAAAACGATAGAACTCCCCGAGCGGACGTTCGCAACGCATACGTCGGGCAAATACACCGCGGCGCGCGTGCCTTTGCTCGACGTGATCGCCGAGGTTCTGCGGCAGCCCGACGAGGTATGGCTGAACAATTACGACGGCAAGGTGTTCGACTGTCTGAACTACATCCGTTTTTACCGCGACAAGGCGATCAACGTCGTGTGTCGGATCGAGAACGGAAAGACGCTCGCCGTCCGGACGTGGTTCGAAATAGCTATCCGCCCGACGACCAGAAACGGCGGAAAGATCGCACCGGAGAAAGACCCCCGGCTCAAGTATCGGCGCGGGCTGCTGGTGAAAAAGTAAGGGGAGCCTTTCAACGCTCCCCTGTACTTCGCGGCCCGGTTCCTGGTAGTCGCCCGTGCTGTTTCAACGGGTTGAGGTCCCGGTGCTACCGATCCGCTTCGGATTGACGCGCCCCGCCGCCGTATCGTGCCCGGACTCGCCCGGCCCCCGTCATCCGCGAGGGTTGGCCGGGATGATTCATCCCCGGCGCTGCGCGCTTCGATGCAAATATAGTGAATTTTGAACAAACCGCAATGATACCGAAACAAATACTCGACAAGGCGAGGATCGACATGCAGGACGTCGCCGACATCGCTGCCATGACCGGAGTGTCTTATTTCAAAGGGGCCTTCCGGAAGAAGGGATTCGACGGCACGCCCTGGCCGCTGGCGAAGAAGGACAAGGCAGGAACGCGGCGGCGCGGGTCGCTCATGATCGACTCCGCCGCCCTGATGAACAGCATCCGCATCGCCCGCGCGACCCCGCAGGAGGTCGTATGGACGGCGGGCAACGCAAAAGTGCCCTATGCGGAGGTACACAATACGGGCGGACGGGCCGGGCGCGGCCGGGGTTTTCAAATGCCCAGGCGTCAGTACATGGGCGACGCCGAGGAGCTGCGGCAGAAGATCATCGCACGTCTCAAGGCATACATGCAGAGCCGGATCAAATGAAGAAGGGGGCCTCGCGGCTCCCTTCTTTCGTCGGATCATTTCATCTCCAGACGGATGGACGAGGGCGGCAGTTTGGCGCTTTGCCCCTCCTGCACGCCGGGCAGGGTGTAGGCAGTCTGGTAGAGGACCTTGTAACATTCGCCCGCACGGACCGCGGCGATCTTCTTGATCTGCGTGCGGAACATCGGGCCGAACGTTCCGTCGGTGAAGCGCTGGAGGGCCGAGTGAATCTTATCGAGCAACTCAATAAGCAGATAGGCATCGGCCTTGCGGGGTGCGGCGGCCGACGAACTGACCAGCCGCAGGTTCGCCGCCAAGATCTCTACGGTCACCCCGTCGGCGATCTGTCCGCCCCCGCCGATCTGCGAGAACGGAACCTCGTCGATGTCGAGCAGCGCGCAGGGCCATTTGACCGGAGGCGCCTCGTAGTCGAGCTGTCCCCAGTTCTTGTCGATGTAGGCCAGTTCGGGGACCCGCTCGGCCAGCCGTTGCTGGACGGCCAGCAGAATCGTTTTGATGTTCGTTTCCATTTTCAAAAGAGTTTCAGTTGCCTTTTGTCCTCGGCCGGAGCGACGCTCTCCAGCTCGCTCTCGGGAGTTTTCAGATAGCTGAGAAGCGTCCGGTAACAGCACGGGTAAACGGGGTTCACGTACCGCTCCCAGACTTTACGGTAGTTTTTCGCGTTGTTGCCCGGCTCGTAGTGCTTTTCCACGATGTCGAGGACCAAACGGATGCGCCGGAGTGTATTTTTGCGGTGTTTACCCATTGTTTCGGCAGGTTTTGTGATTACTTTTGCAAAGGCTTTCTACAATAATCACTCGGCCCGCTTCGTCGCACTCCGGCGGGCGGGTCGTTTACATTACCCCCCCCCGCACGACCGGGGCTGTTATGCCTCGGTCATGCCCAGCGGGACGTACCGCCAGACGCCGTTGTCGTCCTTCCATTCCGCGCGGATATAGGTTTTCGACAGGTTCGGGATATAGGATTCCTTGATGATGGCAATACCCTCGTTGAGCCGTTCGTTGTGCAGCTCCTCGGCCAGCGTGTCGAGCTGGAGCACCTTGCTCGCCTTGAGGTTCCCGTTCTGATCGCGGGCGATAAGCCGCATGATCTGGTTGATCATCGCCTTCGTCTCGTCGTCCTTGATAAGACCCATGACGGCATCCTTCACGATGGCGATGCCGTCCTCGACCGTATCGCGCCAGCCGTCCACGACGCACCGCCCGATGGTGATGCGCTTGTCGCCCGTCGAATTGGTGAACGTGTGGCTTTTCTGCCCGTCTTTCGTCCGTTTCAGCACGTCGGCCTTCATGTCGAGGATCTGCCGGAAATTGTCGAGCACCTGCTCCTTGACCGTGCGGATGTCGCCGCTCAGCTCCCGGAGCATCGGGAGGGCCTGTTCGATCTCCTCGTCCACCATCTGACCGTAAACCTCGCGGTCCTTCCGGGCCTTGTCGGCCGCCGCCTTCCGTTCCTGCTCGGCTTTGAATGCCGCGTACTGCGCCGCTTCCTCGGCGGTCATCTGTACTGTTTTCACTTCGTTGTCGTTCATTGCTGTAATGTTTGAGTTTTTAGATTTCTATTTCGAATTGTGTCGTTTTGACAGCTTTCATCCGGTCAAGGAGATGACTGTTTACGGCAATATAAACCCCTTTTTCATCTCTCAATGGTAGCCAATGGGTATAGCGTGCCGATTCCTTGTCAATAACGGGGATGCCGAACTTTGAAAGAATGCGGCCGTCGAGGCCTTTGAACTTTTCATCCCAAGCCTTGACGAGATCACGTCCCTCTTTCCTTTGTTTGGATACTTTATACAGAGGATTACCTCCCGGGTAATCTTTGTTTCGGAGCAATTTCGCAGGGATGAAGGTTTCATCGTTGAACCCGATAAGCCGATAGTTCCAAACGGCTGTAAAACCGAATGCCCAGTTATAACCGATTGTATCCGGACGAGTACCGCAATACGCCTCGATTATGTCTTTAGCTTCGTTTTCCTCTTGTTTCATCCGGATATTCATTTCGGTTAGAACTTTCTCCAACTCCGTCCCTTGTTTCGGTCTGATTTTCATAATACGCTTTATTAAAACAGTTTGTATTGTCTGATCTCGAAAATGCGTACTTTTACGGTCTTGATTGCAGCCGGAGGCAGCACGCCCTCTTCGGCCAGCAATTCGCCGAACGCCCACAGCAGAGCGTTCTGTTCCGAGGCGAACTCGCCCCATTTCCGGCCGGGATGGCATCCGCGGCCCGACCCGCCGATCATCCAGGTCGTAGCGGCTACCCAGACGCCGTCCTGTTGCCCGATATGGACTTTTACATAATCGCGACCGTTGGTGTAGAGAATTTCGGTCCTGTATTCGCCCGACTGTAATACGGGGTAATCGTACCACGGGGCCGGGAGGTCGGCCCGATTGTCGATCCGCAGGCCTGTGTAAGGATTCGATTTCATAATGCGTTGTCAATTAGGAAGTCCGCCGAGCGGCATGTAGATTATCTGCGGCCGGGGCTGCTCGGCCTGTCCGGTCGGCCGTTCCGGCCGAGGATTCAGCCCGCCGCTGCGTTGGATCGCGCGGAGCTTCAAGGCCAGCGCGTCCAGCTCCGGCGGGGTCAGCGCACCGAACTCCTTTCCGGCGATCCGGCGGTCCCGGCAAAAGGCATTGATCCGCGGCCAGTCCGTCGTGTCGATGCCGAGCTGCTGCATCAGGCGGAGCGCCGCCGACCGTTTCTTTTTCCGCAGTTCGTGCTGCGGGTCGGCCGTCGAACGCTCCAGCGCGTCGCACAGGGCATCGTACTCGGCGGCGGTCATGGCCCGCAGGCTCGACGTCCGGCCGGCGGTGTACTGCTGCACCAGGCGCTCCTTCATTTCGTCGTCGTGGAGCGGCAGACGGTTGAATAGCTTGTAGAATCGTTTGTAGGTCATGGCGGATATGGTTGTTTATTCGGTCAGATAATATTTCGCGGCGCCCTCCTCCCAAATGGTGAAGTACGCCTCCGCGTCGTCGGTATAGCGCCCCTGACAATATGCCCGGTAACCTTTGGTGTGGATTTTCACACCGCAGTCGAAGCGGATGTCGTCGGCCATCTTGCCCTTCGGCCGCCCCTTGTAGACCTGCGACACGAGGATGAACGATTTGCGCGGGAAAGCATCTAAAAGGACCTTCTTCAGTCGGTCGAAACTCCGCACGTCGAGGTACTGCACCGAGTCGATGATAACGAAGTTCGCGCTTTTGGGCCGCTCCAGCCGTGCGACGAGATCGGCCACCGTCAGCCCCGTCACGACCTTGAATTTCCCTGCGACATCCCGCATTCCGAGCCGCTTGATCCGTTTTTTGAACGAGAGGTTCGCACCCTCCTCCAGACTCACGTAATCGACCCGTCCGTACTGGCAGAGCTTCTTGGCCAGCAGCATGACGAACGTACTCTTACCGCTGGCCGACTCTCCGTCGATGAACCAGCGCTCGAAGCGGGAGGGGCGGCCGAAGGCGGCCTCCCACTCCCCGTCCAGCGGAAGTTCCGGGATATTCAGATTCTCGATCTCCGAGGGTGAATAGGCCCGCATGACTATACCTCCTCTCCTTTGGTGATCAGCGAATGGACCCGACGCAGGCTGCCGTTGCTCCGACGGGCGATCTGCCGGAAATCCGTGCCCTCCGGAGTGTTCGCCTGGGCGATCATCATGGCCTGGCCGAGCAGGAACTTCCGGCGCTCGTCGCCCTCGGGCGGCGTGATGCTGTTGTACTTGTCGCCGCAGCGGCTCCGGATCTCGGCAAACCCTACCGTCTTGAACTCGATGCCGCGCTCCAGCTTGGCCTTGAAGCCGTCGGCCCCCATCAGATACCACGAGCAGCAACCCTCCGTGCCGTTCCATGCGGCCTTGATCTCC